TGAACAGAAACATATTTTTACTTCAAATTTGAAGTATCAAATTATGTTAGATTCTATTCAAGGAAGGGGTCCTGGTATGGCATTTGCTCCGTACTGCTCACTTCCAGAATTGGAAGCGTGTATGAAGGTTTGGGAATTTATGGAGATGATTCACTCTCGGTCATATACTTATATTATTAAAAATATCTATTCGGACCCATCTGAAGTTTTTGATACAATTATTAAAGATGGCCGTATTATGGAACGTGCTATGAGTGTAACTCAGGCATATGATGATTTTATTAATAGTGCTCATCGTTATGATAATTCTGACGAATGGATTCATGCTTTAGAACAAGTCCCCTACGCACAAGAATCAAGATATGAACTCAAACGAAAACTTTTCAGAGCAGTTGCAAACGTTAATATTCTTGAAGGTATTCGCTTTTATGTCAGTTTCGCTTGTAGTTTTGCATTTGGCGAACTCAAACTTATGGAAGGAAGTGCAAAAATCATCGGATTGATTGCTCGTGATGAAAGTCAACATTTAGTCATTACCCAGAACATTTTAAACAAGTGGAAAGATGGTGATGATCCTGATATGAAGAAGATCTCCCAAGAAGAGGAACAGTGGGTTTATAGAACCTTTGAGGGTGCCGTCAATCAAGAAAAGCAGTGGGCAGAATATCTATTTAAAGATGGTTCTATGATTGGTTTGAATGATAAATTATTACATCAGTATGTTGAATGGGTTGCCAATCGCAGATTAAAGGGAATTGGTCTTAGACCTCTTTATGACATTCCTGCAAAGAATAATCCATTACCTTGGACTGAGCACTGGTTGAACTCTAAAGGTCTTCAAGTGGCACCACAAGAAGTGGAAAATGAGCAATATTTGATTGGTGGTATTAAACAGGATATGAAAAATAATAGTTTCTCAGAGTTCAAATTGTAAATTATAGGTGGGGGGTCTTTAGACCCTCTTTTTTTTATAAATAAAATTATACAAAAAGAAAATAGTTAGAAATGGAAAGAATTACATCTCATCAGGTAGTCGGTTTGATGGAGGCATATGATCAAGTACATGCCCCCCAAGTTAATGAAGAGAAAGTTTGGGAAGAAGTTGAATCCTGGGTAAATTCACTTTTAGAAGAAGGATATGACCTGAGTGATTATACCTGGGAAGAGATGTATGAGCAATATTTGAGTGAAGCAGGTTTCTTCCAAGGTGTTGGTGCTGGTATTGATAGAGCAGGTTCAGTAGTTAGTGGTGCCTCTAGAAGAGCTTCTGATGCAGTTGGTGGGGCAATTAATCGTGAAGTTGGTAATGCTCAGAGAGCAGGAAACTCTCTTGCTAGTTTTGCTAAGAAAGATATTCAAAAAAGAGTAAGTGATACTATAAAGACTGGACAAACAATTTCTGGGGGTGCTCAGAGAGCTGCTGGTGCAGTTAGTGGAGCAGTTGGTAATGCTCAGAGAGCAGTTGGTGGGGCAATTAATCGTGAAGTTGGTAATGCTCAGAGAGCAGTTGGTGGTGCTCAGAGAGCAGTTGGTGGGGCAGTTGGTGGTGCTCAGAGAGCAGTTGGTGGTGCAATTAATGCAGCTGGTAGCAAAATTGGTCAAGAAATTGAAATCTCTAGAAAAGTTGGTGCTGGTGAACCATTAAATAAACCAACAATAGCAGCAAAACCTGCACCAGCAGCACCATCTTCACAAAACACTAAGCAAAATCTTGGTGGAGCACAGTATGGTGCCTTTAAAGCTGGTGGTGGTGACGCAGCCATCCGTCAAGGTCGTTCCGCTGGAGAAGTAGTTGCTCAAGGAAGAAAAAATATTTCTAAAGTGGTATCTGGTAGGGAACTGGGTACTCTTAAACCAGGATTAACTCAATCATTTGATATATTTGATGTAATCAAAGGACACCTGATTGATGAAGGTTATGCTGATACCGAAGAGGCAGCACTCAAAATCATGGCAAACATGAGTGAGGAGTGGAGAGAGAGTATTGTTGAAAAATCTGATGATACTTATCTAGAACCTAATTTCAAAAAGAGAAAAAAAAATAATGAAAAGGCGTTAAAAGATATGAAAAATGATCCAAATCATAAAGAATATGTTGATACAGTTCGCAAAAAATTTGATTGATCAAACCACTTTCAAAACTGTCCACCAGAGGGTCTCACCACCCTCCTTTTTTTATAAATAACTTCATACAGAAAGAAGTCTTATTAAAATGTCTAATCTATCGACACAAGTTTTAGGAGATATGAATTATCTCTATGAGAACATTGCAAATAGGGATGCTCAACAACTTAATGAAAACTCTGATCACTATGATGAAGAAGCATCGGAATTAGTAGAGGACATATTTGCTACAATTTCTTCATCAATGGTTTATGAGGGTTATAGTGCAAATGCAATTATAACATTCCTTGCAGATTCTCCAGAAGAAGATATTATTGAAAAATATTTAAGTTTTGATGAGAATATTCTTACAGAGAGTACAGTTTCAGAAGATTATATTAGAGAACAATTAGAAATTTTTGACTTTGCTATTAATGAGGGTTTGTTCGATAAATTAGGAATTGGCGCACTTAAATTTTTAGGAAGAGTTGCCTCAAAACCTGCAAGAATGAAAGCTGCTGATAGATTGCTTAAAAGTAGTGATCCTGTAAGAACGGCGGCTGCTTATCAAAAATTGGCAAATAAAAATCTAGCAAAGGCGGGGTTTAAACCTACTTCTACTGATGGGGCCCCAGCATCATTTAAATTTAAAAATACTAGTGATGCTGCTAGAGTAGCAGCACTATCTAAACCAATTGCAAAAGTAAAAGAAATTGCTAAGAGTGCTAAGGCAGCACTGACAAGTCCAACTGCAAAGAAAGTTGGTTTAGGTGCTTTAGGATTAGGGGCAGCTGTTGGTGCGGGTTACATTGGTGGTAAAATGTCAGGATCTGGTGGACAAGAACCCTCACCATCAGATGCAAAACCATCACCACAAAAACCGCCTGTAGCACCAATTCTTCCACCTCCTTTCAATAATGGTGGCAGCGGTGGAGGTGGTGGCACTGGAGGCGGTGGAGGTGGTTCTGGAAGCGGTAATCGTCCTTCAAATACACCAAAAAAACCAGTATTCGCAAAACAAACTGGAAATCCCGAAAAGGATATGAAAACTTGGGCGGCCGCCAATCCAAAATTAGCAGCTGCCCAAGCAGAAAGAGATAGAACCAGAGGAACTCAACAGAGTGATAATCCTCAATTGAAAGACTTAAAATCAAATCTTCCAATGAACTCACCTTCAGTTCAATCTCCTGAAGTTTCTAAACTTGGTAAAGGAAATCAATCATTAGCAGACAATCCTGATGCATTTAAGGCTGCAACACCCCCAGAACCGAAATCGTCAGATAAAAAGGATGATAAGAAGTCTGAAAAAAATGAATCATATAATGCTTATGATCTAGTTCTTGAGTATTTGTTTGATAATGGACATGCAGATACTCTTGCAGAAGCAGAATATCTTATGACCGAACTCGATGAGAGTTTCATTCAGTCACTCGTTGAAACCTATAATGCAAATCTTCTTGCAGAAGAAGTTACAGAATGGGTAAATGAACTTGTAGAAGAAGGTTATGATCTTTCCGAATACACTTGGGATGATATGGTTGATTATTATTTCACTGAAGCAAAGGTTGATAAAGTTGTAGACCAAGAATTAGAGAATGCTGGTGTTAATGCAAATGTTCGTATGGGTGTTAAAAAAGGTTATAGGAAGGAAAGAAACAAACCCGAAAGTCTTACTAGAACTCAACAGAAATTGCGAAATAAACTCAGTGATATAAGGTACAGTAGGCAAGATGCTGAAAGAAAAATTTCAGGAACAAGAAGAGGATCTGAATCTTCAACTGAATATTGATAAGATTCTAACATAACTTCAGGGGGGGGGATTGACAAGTCTCCTTTTTTTATGTAGACTAGGTTTGTCCCGATTGAAGATAAATAATAGCTCTATAAGACTATTATATGAGTTATGAGAATCCATGGAGATTCAATGGGGAAATTTTTGAATCAGATCTTATAGAAGATTATTTTGGATTCGTATATCATATTCATTCTAAGATCACCGGTAGAAGTTACATAGGACGTAAGTACTTTTGGTCGTTCAGAACTCCCCCCGGTAAAAAAAGAAAGGTTAAATCAGAGTCTGATTGGAAAAAGTATTATGGATCTTGTCCAGAACTTAAAGAGGATGTAATAAAATACGGTAAAGAATGTTTTGAAA